CGGGAGCTGGTGAAGCCAGTGCCTCTGGACCTGTTGGTGCGTCGAAGAAAACCCCCGACACGATGACCCTATTGTAAAGGTCACGAATCCTTTTGCCGATGGTGTAGTTGGCACCAGGCCCAACACCTTTGGCTGAAAAAATGTTGATGACGGTCAGCCCAACAATGCGGTTCCGTGCGTTGGTCGTTGACCCTTGGGCTAGGTGCTCATTTGAGCCGAAATCAACTTGGCATTGCACCCAAGAGCTATTCGGCGTTGGCTCATAAGCCATGTTGTTGAAAACAACAGGTATGGCCGGGCTGTTTGCCAGCTCTGTAGCTAATCGGCCTTCTATGGTGGCCCTGATTGAGTTGAGGTCAGCTGCGGCCATCAGTCTTCAGCGACAATGCGCCTCCATTCTGAACGGACATACTTTTCTAAATCTTTGGCAATCAGGTCTGGATAGCCTTGGCGAACTGCTGCGGTGCCGGTGGTTTTGTTGGTCCTGCCTGGTGCGTAATCGCCCTGCCATGAAGGTGGCAGGCTGTCAGGCGTGCCATAAGTGACAGCCTCTGCGTAGTCTAGGTTGCTGAACACCCTGCCTACATATTTGCTGTCAAAACTGATTTGCCAAGAGCCTGCCAGTACTCCACTGACTTCAGGTGTGCCGATTGGTGGGCGACGGGTTTTGAGTTCGTCCTGCAACTGCTTTGTAGTTCGCTTGACCAGCTTTTCGAGCTGATCACCCATCAGCCCAGAGATGCCAGATAAATCAACTTTCCGTGGCATGGTCAAGCCCTCAAAATCAGCTCGTAATGGGTTGCGTCACCAGCTGTTTCCTGAAACGTCGTTTCAACCCTGATGACTTGATAAACGATTGAGCTGATCACCACACGATCTTTCGTTTCAGGGGCTGTGGTCAAATCATCAGCAGCCACGATCAGGCGTTTATCACCAGCCTGAATCAAGTCATTGGCCTCGTTGACGCTCACGTCGTACACATGCCCTTTGACATCGGTGTCTGACGTGGTTTCAGTGATTGCACCTGTGGTGGTGTTGTAGCTGCCACCAGAGACGTAACGGATCGTCACATCACCGCCAAGTTTGCCAAGCAATTTGCTCGCAACCTTGTCCAGCCCCTTAAGTGCCATCAGGCTTCGTAAGCAACGACGGTTCCGCTTGTGAGCGTGATACTGGTCACCTCAAGGCCCTCAATACAGGCAGAAGTGTTGATGTTGATGCCTTCGATTGTCGAAGAGCCATTCTCCGTAATGGCAGACGAGGTCATTGACGCAATGACAGAATCCTCAAGCGCCATGATTTTCACAAAGCGACCGGTCTGGGCTGCGGTGTTTGTGATGATTGTTGCCTTTGTCGGCGCATACCCGTAGCCCATGGTCAGCTCCGTTTGATGGCGATGTTGCCTGGTCCGCTAATTCTAAGGCCAGTCAAGTACCGTTCAAGCAGGGGAGGAACACGGTCTGCACCAACAGCACCAGTTTTGTCAGGCTCGACTTCAATGTTGCCAAGCTTCACCCGCTTGTAATCTTCAAGGCCACTGAGCCCGATGCCGTCTTTGTTGTTGTTGAGATAGACAGCAAGGACAACCTGAGCCCGTTTCACCTGATCTGGAATCTCCTCGTCAGTGAAGTAATCGTCAGAAATCCTGAAAGGAAAGCCAGTGGCGTACGTGTTGACGTAGGTATCTGGCTTTCGCACGCCAGTACGCGGCCATTGCAATGCCTGTGTATCCGTTGCCCTAGCACCAATAAACCGCTCACGATCCAGTCGTTGTGTTGCGGTGTAAAGCGCCCGGTTTTTTTGGTCGTCCGTGGCTGAACCCCACGCAGTTACGTCTGCGTCCTCCACGAAGCCATCAATGATGTCTTGGGCGTCACTCAGCGTTATGTAGCTGTTGGCGCTTGCGCCGCCCGCTGTTGCGTCGATTGATACTGCCATCGGGCGTCACAGTAGAAGTCTTGCGTTTGGCTGGTTTAGGGGCAGAGGCCACCGCTTGCGCAGCAGCCTCACGCTCCTTTGCCCGCCTGAAAGCGAACAGGCCCATCAGGAGCTAGCGCCCTTCAGAGCCACAAAGCTCAGCACAATGGCTTCGCTAGCGGTTGAACCAACGTTCGCCACAGTGATCTTGAACGAACCAGCAGCGATGCTGTTGGCTTGAACCAGATAGCTACCAGCAGTGCCGGCAGAGCTGTGGTTAACCACCACTACGTCAGTAGCGGCGATCTTGTCGTTGTTGACCTGGAAGGTCACCTCAGCGGCGCCAGCAAGCTCAGCGCCGTTCATAGTGATCTGGCCAGACTCTGTATTCAGAGTCACGGCAGTTGCCTTGTTGGTGGCCTGGGTCACAGTGCCACCGCCGGTAGGGCCAATCAGAGAGCCCGCTGTTGCCTCAAAAATGGATGCCATGGTGATTACCCTCAGTCAAGGTTGCTGGTGTTGGTAATCCGCACGATGCCAATGTTGTTGGTCTCGTACACCTTGGTCCAGTTGCCAACGGTTTCCAGTTGTGCCCGAGTGGGGTTGGAAACAGATGTTGAGAACTTGGCACCAATAGGGTGGTACACATAGTGCAGATCAATTGACATCGCATCGCTCTTGGCAAGGATGTCGCGATCAGTTTCAGTCTGGAGACCCAGCTGTTCGCCAGATGCAATAGCACCTTGGGTGAACAGATAAGTGGCGTACTCGGTGGAAGAACCGGAGCCAGTGGTCTGCAGATCAGCAGAAACAATCACACGCAGGCCCATGAAGGTCGGCACTTGCACGCTGCCAAAAGCAGGAGCAGTAGAACCTTGAGCAGCAGCGGTGTCAGGCGCGCCAGTGTTGTCGTAGATCATGTCGATCGCACGACGCTCCATCAGGTCGTAGTAGACCTTGGGGTGCATTGCAATGGCGGTCAGCTTCTCACCCTGGTCACCCAGGATTGACTTGCCTTCAACGATCTGGCGGGGGCCAAGGATGGTTGGGGTGTCGCTAGTGGTGCCATCAACAGCAAGAGCTGCATAAGAAGCAGAGCTGGTGTCATCCACAGCACCGAACACACCAGCCAGGCAGGACAGCAGATCCTTCTGACGTTGGTTGGCGATGTAGTCAGCAATCTTGGCGCCAATGGCAGCCATCGGGTCAGAACCTGCAGCCAGTGCAGCCAAATCCCGTGACTCAAATGCACGACCACGGTGCAGGACAGCAGCAACCTGCTTGTCAGCTTCGATCTTGCCAGGGGTCAGGGAGCTGGAATCTGTCAGACGCTCAAAATCGCCCGACAGGTTGGCCTTGTAGAAAGGCACTTGGATGAAGTCACCACCATCCTCAGCGGCATTCAGCTCAGCCATCGGCTGCACCACACCGGAAGCCAAGAAGGCATCACGCTGGGTGGTTTGCTCGATGACATACGGCGTAAATACCTCAGGGATGATGATGTCAGAGCGAAGAGTCGCCATGACAAATCCTCAGTGAATGGTTTTACGGTGCGGGCATAACCCTATGGCCAGTCGGCATAACCTTCCGCCCTTCCGGTCATATTAACGCTCAGCTGCAGCTTTCAACCTGTCATACATGTCCCGATCTGTTTTGTAGAGCCGGGATTGTTCTGTGAGGTTGAAAGTATCTTTCGCAAAGGGATTGCGAACACCAGGGGGGACATCGCCGCCAGTGCTGCGGCCTGCAGGTGCGCCACTGCCTTGAGGCTTTGGTTGCTTCTGCATCCATGCAGGCAATGACTTAGCCCAATCTGCAATCGGCGTGCGCTCATAGCCGTTGACGACAACAACGGTTCCATCAGCATCACGCTGGATTTGTTCTTTCACCACTTGGGTGTTCAAGATCATGTCTGGGTCATGAACGACATCCCGCAGGGCAGTTGCAGCAGGACTGAGGATTTCAAGCTCACGCACACGGGCTTCTAGTTCTGCAATGCGCTTGTCCTTTTCTTCCGCCGCCTCACGGAACTGCTGCTCCAAAGCCTGTCGGGCTTCGGTGTACTTGCCTTGTTTTTCCAGATCTGCCTGTTCCGCCGCAGCTTTGAAGTCCAGTAGCTCCTGAACATCAACGCCATCAGGGACAGTTTTTGCGTTTTTGAGCTTGCCGATCAGTTCGTAATTTTTTTTCAGCAGTGCTTCACGCTCTGCCTTCAGTGCATCAACTTCGTTTGAAGATGTTGTTTCAGGAGCCATAGACTCCTGCACTTGTTCTTCAGCCATGAATAACCCATAAGGTTGTTTTCAGCTCCACTTTACTTTGTTCGCCCAATATGCAGCAGATGTTTTGCCCTTGGCGATATTTTTTGCGTGACGTGCTTTGAATGATGCTCGCTTTGCCTTGTCAGCAGCAGACTCACCCTTGCGTGGCGGCTTTGTCTTTGCGCCCTGTGCCCCAAACCTAATCAGGCGATCCTTACCGCCATCCTTGATGACAACAGCGTGTGACTTGCCGCTTGAATGGTTTGGCGTGCTGATCGGTTTGTTGTAGCCCTTAAAGGTGTGGCCACCGCGTTTGATTGCCATTACTTCTTCTTGCGTTTTTTCAGCAAGTCAGCGTCGGCCTTTCTTGCACCACCTTTGCCAGACACAAAGCTGTTCACACGGCCCATTGCCCAGGCAGCCATTGGCACATTGCGTGAGCCGCTGGACAAGTATGCGCCTTGGCCACGGCGATACACAGCAGCAAGCTGCCCGTAGGTGAACCGAGTGCCCTCAGCCTTTTTTCTTAGCGTTGCCTTTACGGCGTCGCTTAGTGGTTTTGCTTTTGGTCTTGCCACCTTGCTCAGTCCTTGATTTGGAGACAGCTGCAATGTCGATGTTCTTGCCAGCCTTGTAAAGGGCAGCAGTGCGCTTGATTTCCCTGGCCTTGGCCGCCTTGTTCTTGGCACCAGCAAGATAGGCCTTAGGCAGGCCCGTCTTCTTGTCCTTTGGTGGGCGACGCTTGGCTGCCATCACTTCTTCTTTTTCTTAGGCTTTTTCTTGCCCATCGTTGATTGGGGCTTTTTGGGACCGCTGTAACGGGGCATCAGTCTTCAGCAGATGACACCTCTTTTTTAGCAGGCTTTTTCTTGGCAGCGGGTTTGCGGGCAGGAGCAGCTGTTTCGCCCTGCACTGTGAACTGGTACTTACTGTGCATTGGGATAGCGGTCGGCAAGTTCCTTCAAAGTTAGCTCTGCACCGTCCTTGTCAACAAACTTGCGGATAGCGTCTTCCTTGCCGTACTTCTTGACCAAGAAGTTGTAGTACGGGATCCGCTTGGGGCCAAGGACGTCTTCTTTGACCAAATCTGTCTGCTGGTCGAACCAAATCCCATAAGGCTCACGCAGCGAAAGAGTTCTGGCTGCAAAGCCGGTGGTCAGGGAAACACGGCGTGACCTGCAGCCGAAATGTTGTGGCGGTTTCGGGCCTTTGCCCCATTCGTACACCTTGCCGTCCAATGCCCTGCAAATTGGCGTCGTCTTGCTGTCCAAAAGGGCTGTGTACCTGTATTTCTTGGTGATATCTGGGTTTTGCAAAGCCACTAGCTCTTCAGCTGCATCAACGACTTGATTGACGCTGGTGCGGACAATGGCGCGGATCTGGTTGTTGGGCATGGCCGTCACTTGGCCGCCAGAAGCAATGATGCTGTCAACAGTGCCTGCCTGTTCCCGGCGCAACCTGCCTTTCAACTGGCTGACAATGCTGCCGACAGACTTGCCCTCAAGCACACCAACACGCAGCACTTGGCTGAATACTTCGGCTTGCTTGGTGGACATGCGATCGAAAGCTTGGCGCACGACTGAGCCGTTCGGCAGCGTCAGCTGCTGGCCAGCAGTGAGCTGAAACGTGACGGTGTCAGGGGCAAGCCTTTCAAGCCTGTCGCTTAAGTCAACAATGCCAATCGCTGTTGGATCTGCAGTCACAACCGCCTGGGCAAAGCTTGGACTGATTTCAACAGTGCGAACAACACGGTTGCTGCCATCAGGAAGCACTTGCCGCAGCTGTTCAGCAGCAAAACCAGCCTGCAGCTGGGCCAGCCCCTGCAGTTCCTCTGCCATCAACGCGGCACTGTCACCTGACCAAGTCGCCAATGATTCCCTGAGCTGAAGCAACAACGTGCGCAGCCTTGCTTGGCGCAAAGGCTGCCGCACTTCACCCGTGATAAGAATCTCATCCTCAATCGCCCGCAGCTGCTCAACAGCATCCAAGATCACGTCGTTGTACGAACGGATGATCCGCCTGGCGACACCGTTGCTGTAACGGTTCAGGTCAATGGCATTGCGGTAGACCGCTGCTGGGGCGCTCATGTCTTTTTGAGACCAACAGCCTCTGAGGAATCAACACAGATGATTGAAACGTCTGAGCCTGCACGCAGGGCATCACCAACGATGCCCGTGAACTCCATCAATGCCAGGTCATCAGTTTTTTCAATCGTGCATTCAGTAACGGCACAAACAGCACCACCCGAATACCAAGTGGTCCGCACCACCGCATAAGAGTTACCCATCAGCTCCGCTTGGACGTAATGCAGGAGCTGCTGACGTGATGGCTCGTCAGGGGTTTTTTTGCTGCGGTTCAACCAACCCATCACTCAGGCATCTGCTCATCGTCAGCCTCAGCTTGCCCCTCAGGCATGGTTTCGGCAGCTGGCTGGCGTGGCTCAACAGGGTCAACCAGTCCACCGTTCTGAGTAGCTTCAACTTCTTCTTCAACGTCAAACTCATCACCCAGCACTTCGCCAGCTTCCAGCTGGTCAAGCAATGTTTTTTGAGTGATGGTGCCTGCGGTGTACAGCTGCAGCAAAGCTTGGATCTCTTGTGGCTCAAGCCGTGATGCAAGGAAGTCGCGGTTCACAAAGCTGCTGCCTGCCTGTTGTTCCTGCAAGAACGCAGCATGAAAGCCAAGGCAGTTGTCGATCAGGTCTTGCATCTGCTGTGCAATGACCATCATGGTGCTGTCGCCTTGGCTGCGATCGATTCGCTTCGCCTCTGCTGTCTCTGCGCTGAGCTTTTGCCCCAACACAGCAGCAAGGCCAAGTTCGTTGATCTGTGATGCGATCTGATCCAGCCGCTTGAACTGAGCTTCGTAGCTGCGGCCACCAGGCTCAATGTATTCAGCCCGGCCATCAGCAGGGAATGCAATGGCCTCACCAGGGCCAGCAGACACCTCTTCAGCGGCCTGTGGGAAACCATAGAAAGCCAGCATCGGCACAGCTGAGATGTGCAGCTGGTTGTCTAGGTCTGACTGGACTTGGTACTGCTTCAGGTTCAGCTCTGCAATGTCAGCCAATGGCGGCCTGGACTCCAGCACATTTGTCCGGTTGGAATATGCAACGGCAAACGGGATTTCACTGAGGCTGGTCGTGCCTTCTTCAACAACACGGAAATCACCCTTTGCATCCTTTTGGTGGATTTCAAAGGCGCCAGGCGTGAGGACACGCACCTGCTGCACTTCTTTTTCCCCATACAAGCCATCAGGCACAACAACACGTTCCATCAACCGCAGCTGGGTCAGGTTTTGTTTGCCGTCAGCGTTTTCCACACGCCAGCCGAGTATGTCCCTTGGGGTGTATGTCACCCAGTACGGACGCCCATCAGCACCAGCTGCAGGCGCATCGACAAGGACACCAACGTGGCCATACCGCACGCACTTGCGTGCAGTTTCATATGTCCAAACGTTCAGGTCATTGCCCTGCAGGTCAACGTCAAACAACTGCTCACGGATGTTGTCTGATACGTCTGTCAGCCGCACAGGCTTGCGGGTCAACATGCCCGCAAGCATGCGCTCCAAACGGACATAGAACGGCGCAAGAACACTTCTCAGCAGGCGGTTGTCATACGCCTCATCCAGTTCTCTTGGTTCTTGTGGCAAATATGTCCGGTGTTTTTTTCTGATGCCGTACGTGCCGAGCAGCAGGGTTTCAATCAAGAGCCAATGCGGCTCCATGTTTACCCAGGCAGTATTCGGGTCATTGACCTGCGTAACGTTGCCTACACGTTGGCGACCAGAAAGACCCGAGTACACAGCTGCAAACCACCCAGTTCCTGCAGCTTAGTAAAGCCTGATGCCTGTGCCCCGTCCAGCACGTTGATGCAGCGGATTGAACTCACGCCAAATCAAATAACCAAGGGCGTCATTCATGTGGTCATAACCAGCATCTTTGTCTGGCTCGCCACGTTCTGTATATGACTGCAGCTCAAGGCACTCAATCGTTCGCTTGCAGTTGCTTGCTACCTGCAGCCTGACTTCACCTTTGCCGTTTTCCAGAACAGCTTGTACAGCAGCCACCCGATCACGAACGGGAGGGTTTGACCTTGGTGATTGGTTGATGAAGCCATAGGTTTCCAAGATCTGAATGTCGGTCTGGCTGGCGTTAGTAGATCGTGCTCCGCCTGATGCGTCAGGGTAGATATATATGCGGTTGTCGGGAAATCTTCTGCGTATTTCTTGACCCAAAGCGTCGGTGTCATGGGCACCGCTGACCTCATCGATCAGCAATAGTTGGTTGCCAAGACGGACACCGATGACGGCTGACATGTTGCCAATGTTGAAGTCAACGCCAACCCGCAAAGGTTCAGAGCTGAAATCAAGCTGTTCTGTTGTGATGTGTTTGGCCCGGTCGAAGCGGTCGTAAACCTGGCCTGTTGTGAGGTTGCAGAACTGACCTTCCAGATACGCCTGGAGAAGTGATGGGTCGTAGTTGGCCTGCAGCCGTTCGATAAAGTCTTGAGGCAGATGTGGGTTGTCTGCCGATCGCATCCTAATCAGCTTGCGGTCATCACGCTGTTTCGCGTCATCCGTACCAAAGGTTTGCCACATCCAACGAAAACCTTCAGGCGTTGATGCTGCTGCGAACTGCCTGACGTTGCCTGAACGCAAGCGGCCAAGAATCTTTGGAAACGCTCTTGAGCAAACGCTGGGATTGACCGTGTCAATCTCATCAGCAAGGACAAAGGCCAAGTTGAGGCCAATGATCCGTGACCAGTTTTCAAAACTGCGGCACAGGATCTTCGTGTCACCACCAGGCAGGTGCAGCGTGTACTCAGGGAGTGGTGATGCCCTGTGGGTGTAAGGCACCTCATACGCCTCCAGAAAGCCCTCAAAGTCGTTCTGCCAAATGTCCCGGACCAATGGGCCGGTCGGCTCCATCACACAGCCAATGAAGCCCTGATTGGCAGCTGCAAGGTGCAAGGTCTTGGCAGCCAATGCCCTGGTCTTGCCAGCGCCGTAACCAGCAGACAACCCAATGATCTGCGTCTGTTCGTCTTCAACAAAGGCCAGCTGGCCGGGGTGCAGGTCAGCTCTTACCTGCTGCAGCAGCCGATCGACATCAATCTGGCTGTCCTCAGCACCAAGCCGTTGAAGGATGTTGCCCCTTGGAATCGTGGACAGAACACCCATCAGTCATACAGCTTGGCGATCTTGGCAGCGGTGTTGATACAGCCCAACACAGCTTGAAGGTTGGACTGTTCCATGCCCTTCTTGTGGACGACGTTCAGCTGGGACAAAAGTATTGCGGCAAAAGCTTGGCGATCCAAGTTGAAATCTTCTTCAAGGCGCTTTGTGGCTAGGGCAATGTATTCATCGCTTTGCCTTTGCTTCAGCCCCCATTCACTTGCGGCGTATTGCAAAAGATCTGAACGTGTTGCCCCATTGGCAATCATTCGGGCAAACCTTGCTGTCCGAAACTCTTTTTCTGCTTTCGTGCAGCGTGGATTCTTGTCCATGGTTTCAGCCTAATGATGCAAACGAATCCAGGGCGTACCAGACATGTGAGTTGCGATAGCCGCCTTGATGCGTGGGAACTATTGGCGTCACACCATGACAGTTCCTCCATGCCGGATAGACAAGCATCGAGCCATCGGTTTGGTCAAAGGTGGCGTCGTAGTCAGGGACATGCAAGTTCCCACCAGTGCTGTTCCGGCGCTTGGTGATGATGATGTTGATGGCGCCCTTGACG